ATCGGCTTTCTTAACATTCTCCTTGGCCAGCTTGAGAGCTTCTTCCTTTTTAGCGGCACTTTCGGCAGCCTGCTCTGCACTCTGGCCAGCCTGAACACTAACCTTTCCAGCTTCATCGATGGTGACGATATAGCCCTTAGTCAATAGGTCGGCCTGCATCACGCCATCCATGACACCGCCATTGGCCTTGATAGCGGCCTCGGCATAAGCCTGAACCGCATTTAACTTTTCGGACTCCGTAGCTTTTTTTCCATTAACTTCTGATTGCTGATCAGAAAGTAATTGCTCCAACTCCTGCTTGGATAAAGCTAATCTTTCTGCTGTTTTTTGTCCTTGAGTTTGAGCTGCCTCATTTAGGCGTTGTACACCCTTTGACTGAAACTCTTGGGCCTCACGATCAGCTTCAGCGTAATACTCCTTGGCTTTGTCTTTCATCAAGTCGGCATTGGCTGCGAACTGTTTACTTACATCCCCCCAAGTAAGTGCAGCCATAACACTGTTTGCAGCAGAGGCAAGCATAAAGAAGTTGCCTGTCGCAACTTTAAGGATAATACCGATTGCTGTAAGACCATCGCTTACAAAGCCAAATGTAATTCCCAGTCCTTGGAAAATTCGCTCCAAGAAGCTAACTTGTTCACCTGCAGATGAAACCCCTCCTGTGAACGAGGAAAAAATAGATAACGTGTTTGTTATTGATGTGCCAAGAGTATCGAGAACAACCACACCAAACTCATATACCTGGGTTACCAGATCCTTAACCGCATCATAAGCAGCAGATATGGCATTTTTGAAGGCATCAATAGTGCTTGCATCAATCCCGCCTTGCAAATCCCCAATTAACGAAGCAAGACCAAGCCCAACATCATCCAAGAATACTTTTATAATTCCCAGATTATCAGCTACCACAACTAAGGCATCAGCAACGGTGGCACTTGATCCATTCGCTTGATCCATTTCACCAATAACAATTTGCCATGACGTTGCAATTCGCTGCAAAGCATTGCTGATTGTTGTGGGAAATTGATTATAAGTTTCCTGAATCTGTGTAGCTTGGCTTTGGACAGCCTTAATAACTCTTTCAGATGTAAGCTCTCCATTTTCAGCCATCTTACGAAGTTCGCCAGTGGTTGAATTTAGCCCTTTTGCTAACGCCTCGGCCAACCCATAACCATTCTCCATAATAGAGTTGAATTCTTCACCGCGAAGAACACCGCCCTGCATAGCTTGAATGAATTGTTGTACAGCCGCTTCACTCGCCTGAGCTGAACCACCACCGATCTGAATCGCTTGCGTCACTGTTTTAGTTAGGTCTAACGCTTGTTGTTGCGTCATCCCCATTTCTTTGCCGACTGTATTCAGTCGGGTAAATAAGCTGGCTGTAGCATCTAAACTGGAATTAGTGGCCAATGCTACCTGATGAACTCCAGCCATGGCAGAGGTAAAGTCACCGCCCTCACGGGTGGCAATGTTGATTCGCACCGAAAGGTTGGTATAGGAATCCGCGGCCTCTGCTAATTCACGAAGGCCCAAACCAATGCCAATACCACCCATTGCACCAACAAGTGCCGTTACAGCAAACTTTGCACCATTAATCCCTTTTTGAGCTGTTTGTGCAGCACTATCAGTTTCATTTAACTTTGTATTGGCTTTACCTACTTCTGCATGAAAATTATTAAATGCCTGATCAGCCTGCTGAACTTCTTTTTCTAATTGATCAACTTGCGCTTTAGCTTTTTCAATATCCGCAGGAGATGCATTTGTTGCTGCAAATTCCTGAAGCTTTTGTTTGGCTTGGCTTAAATCGGTTTTGAGCTGACCTAGAGCTTTTTCGGCCTTATTCCCAAAATCAGTAAAGTTGCCCGCTGTTGATTTGGCATTGTCGCCGGCATTTTTAATAATTCCAGTCGCAGCACTCAATGACTGAGTAAGTTTGTCTGCTAGTTCACTTGTGCCCTGTGGAACAATGTTGCCAATTTCTTTAGAGGCTGATTCGGTAACCTGTTTCAGCTTATCTGATTCGGACTTAATAGCATCAAATACTGCTTTAACAGTCGACTCTGATTGCTTTGCTGCTGCAACGAGGCCTTTGCTGTCTCCATCCAGCACTAATTTGAATGTTAAATTTTTTCCAGACATGCTGACCTCTAAATTTTAGGCAATAAAAAAGCGCCTAGAGGCGCACAGATATTAAAAAACCAACCTTTATTGAGTTGATTTTATTTAAGAACTTCTATTAATTTTGCTATGGCTTGCAGTATTGGTGCTAATTGCCATACGCACACACCCAATATCCCTAAGAAACCGATGATATAGGTCCATCGTCTTAGTACTTTGCTTTCCGATAATTGATTCATTGCTTTATCAACCTTTAAATCTAGGTTAAAATTCACTTATGTTCTCACTTATTCCTGTTCAATTTGTGGGAAACAAAAAAGCCCATGATTGCGAGTCACGGGCTTTTTGCTTTTTTGGGTATTAAAAAACCGCCACTTGGGCGGTTCTTTGTTTATTTGTTTCGTCGCTCTCTTAGAAAATGGCGACCAACACTCAACGTATCAGTACCATATAAAAGATCAAGCACACTATCAAAGCGTTTCGTAAATTCCCCAATATCCATTGTTGGATAAAATCCATGAGGTAAAGGCATTGCGGTCAACACTCCATCACGAGCACTTACATGCCATGAATCATACCGCGAGTTATTGAACTCATTGCTAATCTGCTGCGCCACCTGAATAACTTCTTGAGGGTAAGGTAAAGCCTTGACCTCTTGCTTTTCTACTTTCGCCTTTAAGTCCATTGTTTCCAGATAATGAATTGATTCTGGAAAGTGAATCTCTAAAAGCTCTGCATAGCGTGGGATTTTAAAATGTCGATTATGGCGTGCCCACATTTCAGCAAAGATTTTACGCTCACCTTGTGAACGACGAGCCACAATTTCATGAAGCAAGGCTTGCTGCTCTGGTGAGATTATCTGTCGGGCGTTAACCTTGATCTGCATCACCAGCGCATCATAGGCGCGAATAACGACTAGATGGAATTTTGCAGAAATCCACATGGCATACGCGTAAACCATTTCCTTGACTGCATATGTACCGCGGTTATTGCCACCATTGATCACTTTTACAGCACTTCTCATATCTGAGAACTGCTCTATTTCACTTATTAACTCTTGCGTTTGCTCAACTCGTAAAAAGTTTGACGGCTTATGCTTAGCTAGATTTCCACTAGCCTTGTGCAGGTCGGCAAGTGAGTAGCGACCCTCCTCATCTTGGCGAATTGAGAAGTCGCCAATAACCAGCGGTTGAGTATTTGGATTTACTAGATTTTGTGTTAAATTAGACATAAGAATTCTCTCTTAATTGATTTGGGTGAGACATTCAAAACCTTGTTTAATCTTGGCGGATGGCAAGGTTTTTTTGTGCCTGTGGTTTTCATGCTTTCGCACTCTCTTGTTTAAGTAAAAGTTCAACTGCTTTATTCATCAAATAATTCATTGAACGCTGCTCCTTTTTAGCCATATCTTTTAATGGCTCATGCAATTCATTTGTTAAACGAAATCGCACATCAGTTGAGTTTTTAAGCCTTTCTTTCACTATCTTTTCCTTTAAATGCCGCACTTTGTGGCGTTTAGTAACTATAGCCACACTTTGTGGTAATGTAAATACCTATCACGAAATAATTACCACAATTTGTGGCATTGAGGTCTTTTTAATGAGTAATCAAGCTGATCACACCATAGTTCGATTGCGTGTACCACCTGAACTAAAACAAAAAATTGAAGAGTCAGCAGACAAAAATAATCGCTCACAAAGCGCTGAAATGGTCGCTCGGCTAGAAGAAAGTTTCACTAGAACGAACTTGGTGGCCTCTGATCCATACAAAAGAATGCTTTTAGCAAATGTCGCCATGATTGTTGCAAATGAAGCAGACAACCCAAACCCATCATTTGCCAAAGCTATGGAAAGAATCACCAAAGCAATCATGGTTGATGAAAAACATCTTTTTGATATTTATAAGGACACTAAAAAAGCACCCTAAGGTGCTTTTCTTTTCACTTTGCTTATTTGCAAACCTGATTCCAGGCTTTCTGGAATTCATCTGAATCCATGTTCTCCCCCTCAACAGCAACTATCGCAGAACTTGCTATAAATCGCTTAAACCCAGTGTAACCACCAAAACCATTCTTACTGTTTACTTCACCACAGTTACCACTTTGGTTGCGTATTTCAGCACTATCAGGATCTTTAAGAAAATTCTTTAATGCGATTTCTGCATCAACTTCAATACCAATAGCTCGGTCATGTGCTTCTCTCTCCTTATCACGCCGTTCTTTTTCAGCTAACTTGGTTGCCTCATGCTCAGCCTCAATTCTTTGTTGTTCTTCAGAGCGTGCTTTACGGTCTGCTTCACGGGCTAACAGCTCAGGACTTGCTGTTCCATTTTTTAAAGCCTTCTCTTCAGAGGCTTGAAGGAACATGCCTGAAAAGCTCAGTAAGAAAAATATACCCACACCCAACCATAAGCCTTTAATAGATGGGTTTATTTCAGCTATCTTTTTTTGAATTGGAGGCAACATCAAAACACCAGCCAACAACATAAACATGCTACCCAAGAAGCTTTCGCCTATTAGCGTTATTCCGCGAACAATAAAAACCAGTCCAAAAAACCAAAGAACAGCGACAATTATTTTATTCTTCACAATTATCGCTCCCAATTAATACTATAAATAGCGCCATCAACTAACGTGATCTCATATCGTGCATTGTTGAGCGAATAACTGTAGGTAGTTGCTTTATGTGGCCAACCTTTGTGATCATGAATAATATGGCTATATGAAGATTCAGGATTGCCCAAAACATCAATCATTTTGCCGTATGAATTACCACGCTCTACAAAACCTGTGCTGCCCCGAACTGAATCCACACTAACGGCATAAGCAGATGTACATACTGCTAGCAGCATGGCTAAAATAACTTTTTTCATAAATTTATATCCCCGTTTTCAAAGAGAATATCTAATCATTTGGTAAAAGTCACCTGCATCTTATTCTTTCAATTCCTCAAAGAACTTTTTAAACTCTTTGGCATTGGCATGATGTGCTGAGCGAATCACACTCGATAAATACTGCAGTTTATTCTTATGATCTTTTTGCGCTGATTTTAAGTATTGGTCAAATGCACCATAGGTCATATTCATAATGTCATCAGGACGATGTCCAGCACTGATTAAGAACTGAAATGAATCGAACCAGGTGGATTCTGTGTTTTGTTTATTGGCACCACGCTTTGGCTTTTCGTATTTGAAGTAAGCTTGATTGACCAGAAGTACTGCCTTAAGTAGCTCTTTAAACCCTTGCTCATTAGCAGCGAGTTTCATTAGTGATTCATGGTCCAGATCAGTAACGCATGTAATGATTGAAATGACCTGCACCCCATGGGCTGCAAATAGCTCTGTCAAAATCTCATCTGAATGATCTTTATCTTTTAAGAACTGCTTGATTGGCTCAGCATGTGTAGCCCAGATATCAAAGTCTTTCATCTGGATCTGGCGCACTTCAATGTCATTAATCTGGATGCTTCGATTTGTTGCTAAGAAAAAATCATTCATGATGGGTCTCTGAGATAAATTTTAGACATTAAAAAAGCACCCGAAGGTGCTTTGTATTAATGACAGTGTCTAGTACCGGTCTTTGTTTCATTATGGCAACCGTTCTTATCAGTACGCCCGCCATGAGGAAAAACCGTTGTAGCAAAAGAGGCTATTAAAGCCAGCAATATAACTTTTTTCATGATTATTCCTATTCTTATAATATGAATAATATTTATATCCCAAACAGTATATTTTTCAAGCAAAAAGAAACCTCCCGGAGGAGGTTTGGTTTTATCTAACCCATTTTGGCAACTGTCTATACTTCTTTAAATACATTTCATCATGATGACCTGAAACATCAGAGTAAAAAAATAGAGCAAGAAATACTGGGACAACAAATTGCCCCCAGAATAACCAACTTATATTTTCAGAAATAAAAGTTTGAAGCGGATAATTCCCGAAATAATTAAAGCTATGTGCCAATTTTAAAATAGGCATATAAAAAATCGCTGACAAAATTACCGATGCGGAATAAAGCAAAGACAAGTACTTCAGTTTTGGAAACTCTCTAAAAGCACAATCTATTTTAGTTAATCTAAAATCTAACCACTCTGGCATAATAACCTCATAATTTATTTTTATGTTCTCAACTTATCAAGTAAATTGATTTTTACAGAAGCCTTAAAAAACTCTATCTAGACTGATTTTTTTAATCGGAAATATCCAATTCATTAATAAGATTAATCCATGATCCACACTTTACACCAAACTTCTCTGCCAGATTTGGAACTTTTATCCCTTTATGGGCATTCGGTCTGTCCCAATTAATATTTGGCGTTTTCTGCTCAGAGGTCAGCACATAACCTTCACTACTGTAATGCTTCCCTAGGCTTACTATATCTAAATCTGCGTAATTGTCTTCCAGCACATGAGGTGAGGATTTAGCAATAGGATAAGTCAAAAGTTCATTTTTAAAATCTGTAGTAGTTTGACCATGCTCATCAGGATTTATAATCATTGGTCTGAACAAGTCCAAGAAATGCTCATACTCCTCTTCAGCATAGCCGAATCTTGAAATCTGCTCTAAAATCTCATCCTCGACGGAAGCACAAATAAAAAAACCAATTGAACCTGAAGACTTACATACTTTTAGCCCATCCCAAATCCAAGGAAATTTTTCATTTGGATAATAGCGATAACATAAATCAAGTATTGCATTTGTGTCTATACAGATTCTCATCATTGTTTAAAACACCTTTTCTTGCAGGTGTTTAAAGGATTCTCGGTTAGACTCTTTTCTAAATCCAAGGATAGATTTTGCAGTGCTTGATGATATTTGCTCTTGCCACATTGCACTTAATACTTTTTCAACATAGTTATAACCAAAATACCTTAACACGGTATTTTCCTTCTTATTGTTAGGGATACCATCGTTTTTTGGTTTAATGTATTCAAGATATTCACTCAAATCCTTGTTGCCAATATAACCTAAAGTTTTCAATTGAATAGCAATGGCGGCCTTGCTGGCTTTTGTATCTTTTCGAATTAATTGAACAATATCATCTAATGGCAATTCTTCATCAAAATGTTTTTCAATTATATCTTTAGGCGCAAGCACATATCCTGCAACTCGATCACAGTATCGCTCAATTTCCTGTTGAGATTCCATCATGCGCCCATCAAATACACTTTGACCCAAACCCAGATGAACAATTTCGTGTATCAGTGTAAATAGTTTTCTCGATGAATATTGACCAGAGCTAAAAATAGTAATGACTGGAAATATCTTGTAATACATACATATTCCATCAGAACCAAATTTCTCAGCCCCTCTATCTAAAACAATAATATCTTTATCTTCAACTAATTGTCTCCACGAATTATAGTAGTCATCATTATTTTTAATTTTTTTCTTATAATCCCGGAATCCAAAATATTCGACAAGAGTTTCGGCATCTTGTTCAGCTTGTTGAATGTTTCCTGATAATTTCAAATTAAATTCACTTATATCTTCATCTAAAGCTTCTTTAATAGAAATATAATTTTGTCGTACTTGAGAAAACTCCTCAATTAAAGCACGGTACTTATATTTATTCTCTGATATATCAAACTTATTTCTATGCTCTACTAGATCCGGCGTATCTCTCTTAAAAACGTATTGATCTGTAGTTAAATATACGGTTGGAACAAAAAGTATTTTTGCAATTTTTTCTAATTGAGTCAGCTTGAAAACAGGCCCTTTCTCATTTAAAGCTTTAATTATTTTAGAATCAGCAATTTTTGAAAGTCGAGCCAACTCATCAGCAGATAAATTCATATCTGCCATATAGCGCTGTAGCGCTGTGATTGAGTGCCTAACTAATTGGACTTTCATGCTATTACCACTAAACCGCTAGAGTGACCTGTCGATACTTTTTCCGCCTCCATATACATGGAGCTTTTAGTATCTAACATTTTAAACAAGCATTCTAATAGCTTTACCAAATCAAATGGGTTAATTTCTTTAAACTCTACTCCATCGACATGCAGAGAGAATGTATATTTTGGCTCATTGGACATGACACCCTCCTCTGCTTAATGTTATGACTTTATGAGTAATGCTATATTAGCATTCGCTGTAATTTAACATCTTTACATTTTTGTTCAATAGATTAGAAAAAATATATGACACAGAATGTCGTTTCGCAAGAAACCAACTCACTTTGATTTCTTACTCATCTTTTTATACGCCTCATCAATAAACCGGTTATCCAGATCAAAGACAAAAGCTTTAAAACAGGCACAAAAAAAGACGCTAATGCGCCGTGGAGTTCTTTGTGCCTGTGTTTGTTAGACGGCTGCTGGAATTGTCACAACATGGCCATATAGGCCTAATGCTGGATCTGATTCTTTAGTCACATCCGATAAAGCCTGACCTGAAATTTCATACTGACCCAGTTCTTCATGGATCAATGGGAAAGTGGTTTCTGGTGACTTCTTGGTACGCCATAGCGTTACAGCCACATGCTCACCGTTTGCAGTATTAATCCCCTTAAAGAAGAGCTCATACTCTTTTTCAAAGTCGGATGCCAATGTGGTATTGGTCACTTCACCTGTTGTGTAACTTGCCAGAATCGGCATGGTCAGATCAGCAACATCATTAAAAATCACAGTACCGAATTTAGCATCTAGTGTGTACTGATCATCGGTAAGAGTTTTAGCTGTACCGCTGGTTGAATCTTTGAAGGAAACAGTTTTTAGGTTATAACCATCCAACTTGATTTCTTGACCTGCAACTACAACACCCAGAGACACATCTGCAACAGTTTTTGTTGGCACAGCATGGGTCATACCAGAGAGAATGTATTGAAGATTCTCTGGATTAACTTCTTCAAGTTGCCCCGAAAAATTAACTGAGGTCGCATTGATCATAGTGAAGTCAGTAGTACGTTTACCCGTCATTGATTCTTTATGCTCAATAACATCAGCACCGATTTCAAGCTCAAACTCTGGCACGTTACCCAGATGGCGCATTGCACCAGCAACACCATTCACAAGCTCAGATAAGTAAAACTTACCTTGCAGTGAGATATAGTTCTTTTTAGCCATTACTTTTCATCCCCTGTGGTTTTCTTGGCTGGAGCAGCAGCTTTGGTTTCAGGTACTTCCTGAATCACGCCATCTGCCAGTAATTTTTTGATCTGAGCATCACCCAATCCGCCAACGACATCGCCCTTTTTAAAGCGACCGACAGGCTGAGTTGCCTTGTATTGTTTTGCCATGACTGGCTCCTAAATGAATTTTTGTGATTCAAAGATAATGGTGATGTAGGCAAAGCCTGGACTGTACCCATCTCGAACCGATATGAAATCCAGTGCAGTTCGTGATGCTTGTGGCTGCCAACCGGAAAGCAGTTGAATCACCTTCTCAGTCAAAAACCCCGCTTCATCACTTACAGCACGTCCATCGGTCATTTGAGATTGAGCATTGCGACATGCCACAGTGACTGCCCATTGTTGACCGATCTGATTGACTGAACCTCTGCCTGCACTGGCTTTCTTGTCTATACGCACAAAGTTCACGTGAGCCGACGGCGTAACCTGTGACATCTCTGTGACATTGACTGAGTTCAAAGGCGTATAGATCTTTAAAAATTCTGGAATCTCTTTCAGTTTTTCTTCAATCTCATCACGCACCGCGAAGAATGTCATCTATAAAACTCCCGACAATGTCTAAGACTTTCGCCTCATCTTCCGAATTAATACCAAGAAAAGTACGGGATGGAATGTTCACCTCTTTTACTTTTCGATATTGCCCTGCCACCGCAAACGTAATGTATTGACCGTTCTTAGGGGTGATATGAGCACCATAATGAAAAACATGCGCATAGGTTTGATTAGCACCCCACTCCACACCATTGTTCAGAACGTTGTAGCTCATACCATTGAGTAAATTACCTCTATCGCGGCCCGTTTCACCAACGCCCACACCATTACGTCCTTGCATCTTGGCTCTCCATGAAACCTTCCATGGATTTCCATCAACATCACGCTGATACTGAAATCGCTCCCTTGTTGCATAAAGCATGGCATCGCCAATGTCGTTAAACATCTTTGACTTATCGGCATCGAACTGGTTTAAGCGAGCAAGGATTGCCTCGATAGGTGAACTATCAGCTTGAATGGTTATTGCGAAAGCCATAAGCACCTCACTTCATGCTGGGCATTTGATCCAGAATAGAATCCCCAAATACACCACCGGTATACGAAGTACCGACTGGTGCCGTCGAAGGTCGCCCTTTGGGTTGGTCATCCACGATTTCATTTGTTTCAGGCAATTGGATTTGCAAATGCGCTTTGTTGTCAGCAACACGTTTTAAAAATGCAATCGCATCCTCATAACGCTGTCGAACCTCTTCGGTTGGTTGCTGAAAGTAAAGACGGTAGCGTGCAATATCACACGCCATACGCTTTAAGTTGCTCGGCACATTTGGCAGCGGCAAAGGATAACGACCACCGATATGACCGTTAATTTCTTCCGTTGCATCCTGAATTGCATCCTGAACAGATGATTGAGAAGGAAGCATCGTTTTCAGATTTTCAATCTCATCACCAAATCGTGCGACCAAATCTGCTTCAGTCGCATACATAGATCACCTACTTGGTTTCGTCAGTCGCTTTAGAGTCTGCTTTAGGTTTTGCAGCAGGTTTCACCTTTTCAAGCTCAGCCACCTTAGCCTTCAGATCAGCAACTTCTTGATCAGCTTTCGCCTTGTCAGCAACTGCGGCCTGATTGGCTTCAGTTAAGGTTTTAATTGCTGCGGTTAGTTCAGCATTGGCCTTTTCAAGCTCAGCCAAATGTGCAGCGGTACCATCTGCTTCAGGTTCTTCCGGCTCTTGATATTCTTCAATAGCCCCAGATGCTAAAAGGGCCTGAAGTTGTTTAGCTTCAAGCCCTTTGATTCGCAGTACCACTGACGATCAAAGTATTGCTGAGCAACGCCGTTGGCCAGCATGTTTTTAATCTTACAGTGAGCAACTGAACCATTGGTATCAGAGATCAAAGAGAAGTAATCCTTAGGAATAAAGCGCTTCACTTGACCTTTGTTACGGTAAGTTGCGTCATACACCCAGAATTCGATTCCCTCAAAAGTACCTTTGAGGGTTGCTGACTCTTTGACACCGAAGCTTGGATTGACTGGAACAGAAATACCAGCATACGGCGTGATGAATTCTTTTTTGAATTCTTCATTGTTCCAGAGAGCCGCCCAAACCAAGCCAGACATAATAGACAGCTTAGCCTCACCACCATCAGCAGCCAATTGACGTTCAAGCATGGTGCGGATATCAGTTACTGGTTTAGCACCAGCTTCATTCCACTTGGTTAAGGGCGTAAATGTTAAAGATGCATCACGACGGTAATCCACCAGATTGTATTCATAATCATCGGAGTGAAGCGCGTATTTACCATTTTTCAGTAAATCAATTGCCATCATGAGGACTGAGTTATCAATTGCATCATGGTTACGCTTCATCACTGAGATTTGAGCAATGATCATTTGCTCTTGCTCAGACAGTCGCTGGTTACCAGTTGAGATGATACCCGCAGTACGTAAGCGCTCAAGCAAGGCAATTTCAAAAGTTTCAGCCGGAGTGACCTGATTTTTTGGCTTGTAGTAAGCCGGTTTAACATGGCGTACTTCACCAGATTGAGTAGTATCAAATGGCTTACCAGGCTGTTGCGGAGATACCAGTGGTGCAAGATCATGTTCGGCAGATACTTCAGCCAAAGGTACATCATCACGGGTGAATAACGGGCGATTTGGGAAAAGCTTATCTAAAAGCCATGTGTCCATTGGACGGTAATTCGAGTGGATCAGTGCCAGCTCACCCACATCAAG